TTGTAAAACTGATTTGTGAAGTAAGAGTTTCAGAGAATAAAGAGGTTGAGATCGAGGAGGATCAAGAGACATTCGCACAACTTTCTTCCAGAAAGTATTTCCTTGCGAGTAACGGGAAGCTGGAGGTTGAAAGCAAGAAAGAAATGAAAAAGCGAGGGCTCGACTCTCCGGACCGTGCGGATGCGTTGGCATTATCTGTATATCTTGGAAAAATCAAGAAGTACACCGGAAGCGCTCCGAATCAAGAAAGCTCTGCTGGTCTTGGTAAGAGCAGTTACTGGAGAAACAAATAGGAGGTAGATATCTGTGGGCATAATGAAAAAGAAAGAGGCATATGTCACGAAAGGGACTCGGCTGATCGAGGAAAAGAAGCTTCCAGAGGCGACAGAAGTTGTGGTGGAAGGGCTGAATTTTTACCAGAACAAGATCATAAAGGCTTTGAATGGGCATCCCGTTGCGGATACCGCATTGGTCGTTGTGGCTTTGAGGAATACGGCCGATATGCTTGAAAAGCAGGAGCCGAGTTGCCGAGGATTGGTCGAGTGGCTCGACAAGAAAACTACGAAACCAGAACTGCGGGCGCAGAGAAGGGTAGAAAAAACAAGAAAACGATGAAAGAAAGGAGGAGATGGCTATGGCAGAGATCGGCCGGATAGGTCAGAAACGATGGAATGGCGTATTTTACGAAGAATTTCTTCGGGATCTGCAGGGAATACGTGGAGTCGAGGTTTACCGGGAAATGGCAAACAATGACGATACGATCGGCGCCATTCTTTTCGCCATAAAGATGTTGATCCGCCACACGGTATGGAACATTGAACCCGGCGGAGACTCGGCGAAGGATCGTGAGGCTGCTGAGTTTGTTGAATCCTGCATGGATGATATGCAGAGCACATGGACCGATACAATTTCGGAAATCCTATCGTTTTTGGTTTATGGCTGGAGCCTGCATGAGATCGTATATAAACGGCGCATGGGGAAAACACGGAGCCCACGGACGAAAAGCAAATACTCCGATGGGTTGATAGGCTGGCAGAAACTCCCGATCCGCAGCCAGGACACGCTTTACAAATGGGAATATGACAGGCATGACAACCTGATTGGCATGACACAGATGCCGCCGCCGGATTATGGCTTTATTACAATCCCGATGAAAAAAGCTATGCTTTTTCGCACGGAGAGCGCTAAAGACAATCCGGAGGGGCGCAGTATACTGAGAAATGCATACCGACCGTGGTACTTTAAGCGCCGCATTCAGGAGATCGAGGCGATAGGTATTGAACGGGATCTGGCAGGACTCCCGGTATTTCATACTCCTGAAGGAACCGATATCTGGGACGACACTGATCCGGAAATGATCAAGATAAACGCAGCTCTTACCAGAATGGTAAAATCGGTCCGCCGTGATGAATACGAAGGGCTTGTATTGCCGCATGGATTTGAATTTGAGCTTGTCAGTACCGGCGGGGCCAGACAGTTTGACACAAATGCAATTATCAACAGGTATGATACGAAGATAGCCATGACGGTTTTGGCAGACTTTCTCATGCTTGGGCACAATAAGGTTGGAAGTTTTGCGCTCAGCTCCGATAAGACGGAGCTTTTTTCTGTTGCGATCTCTTCGTTCCTGGATGTCATTTGTGAGACGTTCAATAACCAGAGCATACCGGCCCTTATCGATATCAACGGAGATCATTTCAATGGGATCACAGATTATCCTAAGATGACTCACGGAGAGATCGAAGACGTTGATATAAAATCAGCAGGACAGTTTATCAAGGATATGACTGGCATCGGAATCATCGTGCCGGATGACGGTTTGGAAGATTATGTTCGCGAGATCGGACATCTTCCGGAAAGAACTACGGACAACCGAAGAGAGGATCCTGCAAGGACAGCGCAGCAAAATCAAAATCAGCCGCCGGAGGATGATCTGGAAGATCCGGAAGAGATAGACGACGATCAGGACGAAAAGAACGCCAAAGCTGCAAAGAGGAGGCTCGGAAGGGAGAGATAGCGTATGTATATCTTCAAAAAACCCCAACCATTGGGAAAGGCAAAGAAAAGAAGCAAAGAAAATCTTCGCCTGCTCAATATGCTGAATCGATATATTACGGATACGGCGGCGGTCCCGGTATCTATCCTCACAAGGTTTTGGGCTGATCAGGCGGCGGCAATTACAGGAAATACGGAAATTGATTGAGGATGAAGATATATCCAAAGAGGATCTTGAAAACTGGTCCAAAGATTACTCTTCATTTGTTTCTGAAACCCTTGAGCCCATGTGGTTAGAAGCGATTGTGGCCGGCCAACTCAGCAATGCGATCATGGATGAGATCAGAGGCAAAGAATTTGAGTTCGATGCTACTGATGAAGGGATAAGAAACTGGATCAAGGATCGTGGAAGCGAATTCGTGACAAATGCCGTGCAAGAGCAGAAAAAGGCAATACAGCGGCTTACCATGAAGGCGGTACGGGAAGATCTTTCGCCAAATGAATTGGCAAGGGTTATTCGTCCGTGTATTGGGCTTACCGAGAGACAGGCGCAGGCGAACTTGAGATATTACAACCACATTAAGGAGCAGTTGCGAAAAGACCATCCACGGATGAAGGAGGAAACCATCGTCAGGAGGGCGAGAGACAAGGCGTTAAAGTATGCCGAAAAGCAACATCGATATCGAGCCGAAACAATAGCACAAACAGAGCTTGCGGAGGCGTATAACGCCGGCGCCCATCAGGGGATCAAGCAAGCACAGGAAAGAGGATACATAGGGCATGTTAAAAAAGTATGGGTGACAGCCCGGCAGGATAATGTGTGCAAACATTGCGAAGCAGTAGAGGGCGTCAGCAAAGAAATGGACGAATATTTCGATGTTGGGAAATGTGGAAGGGTCCTTATCCCTCCGGCGCATCCGAGATGCCGCTGCGTTGTTAAGTATGTAGAAGTGGAGGAATGACATGGAAAGCATGTATAAGCTGCTTGGAATCCACAAACCATCGGAGAAAACTAAGGATAATGTGGATAAATCCAAGAAAACAGACCATGAAGTGTTGAAAGGTCGATTTAAAATACAGAAATCGGACAATGATAAGCATCTGGCGTTCGGGTGGGCGTCAATCGCCATAGATGAGGCTGGAGAACAGCTTGTGGACTGGCAGGAAGATATGATTGATCCGGAAGATCTTGAAAATGCAGCATACGCCTTTGTTCGTATATATCGAGAGGGCGGAGAGATGCATGAACGTGGAGATTGCGCTGTATTGATAGAGAGTGTGGTGTTCACGGAAGAAAAAATGGAGGCGATGGGAATACCCGTCGGAACAATTCCTGTCGGTTGGTGGATCGGCTTCCTTGTTACAGACGAAGAGGTCTGGGAAAAGGTAAAAGATGGGACATACACCATGTTTTCAATCGAAGGAGAGGCCGAAAGAGTGGAGGTTGAGGAAGATGGAGATTCTGATTGACGTTGGAATATTCTTTCTCGGAGCGTTGGCGGGCATTGCTCTGACATGCATAGCCGTAGCCGGGAGAGATGAATAATGGTAATTCAGAAAGCGGGCAACCCCGCTTTTTGTTTTATAAAAAAACGATGGAAGGAGGTAAAAAAATTGGCAACAAAACTTAAAAACTTGCACATCCGAAAAGTTGATTTCGTAGACGAGGGAGCTAACCAGCGGGCAGATATCAAGATCGCAAAGAAAAAAGATGCAGATCCTGAAGCAGATATTCCTGTCCGTGAGTCCACGATGAAGAAATTCATGCGTGCGATAGGAAAGGCGGTTGGCATTACCGACGATTATCTTGATGCCTTGGAAGATGTGCAGAAAGGGAACTCGCAGACATTCGGCGAAAAAATGACAGAGGTAAAGCGTC